TAATTAGTGTATTAGACGAACCAAGGAATGCACATAAGACTTCTTGATTAAATTTAATCTCACCAAGTATACGTTTTTGTTCTTCAGCCCATTTAGCATCTCGCTTTGGATGTTCCCAATATTCTACTCTTAATGGTACAAAACCATTAGCATTATTCTCTGCATCATTCCAGAATTTCCAGAAGTGATTATAACCTAGCGGGGTAGAGGTAAGAATAATCTTAGTGGTTTCACCAGCAGATACAACAGGGTAAACAGATGTAAAGAAGCTTTCAGCTACATTGTTTGGAATAATAGCTACTTCGTCAACATAAAGTATATTAACAGACTTACCTCTAATACCAGCAGAAGAAGTAGCGGCAGTAAAAACAGAAGACCCGTTTTCCAGTTCCACATCACCTTTGTTCCATGTCTTAATTCCTTGTTGCATCCATATAGGTACATTTTCATACATTAACTGATAACGGCCAAGAATTTCCATAGCCGCATCTGATTTGTTACCTAATATTGCAACCGTTTTATTATTGTTGAATAGAGTATACCATAAAATGTAAGCAGCTACCACTTGGGATTTACCCATTTGACGAGGCTGCATACTAATTACTCGTCTGTTATCTTGAATAATATTAATAAATTTTTCTTGATAACCGTATAGCTCAAACGGAACCAGCATCTCTGAGTCTAGAGATACGATTTTACAATGGGTCTTTATAAAGTAGATTGGATCATCTTTACATTTTAAGAGCTCATATACTTGTTCTTGAGTATATGGAATTGCATAACCAATCTGCTTTAACGACCTGTTACCGTTATAAGAATTTTTACTTTGAGTCAATTATTTTTGCTCTTTCTGCTGAGATCATTTTCATTAAGTCAGCGGTGGAACCTGCAAATACAATATTGTTTTGAGTACCTATTTTTGAAGGTTCCTGTTCACCATCTACATCTTTTTTAATCTTATGAAGCGTCATTAACTCTTTTGCAAGACCTGTTTGAGCTTTGACTAGTTCTGCTACTACTTCAAACGCTCTCGGGTGTTCTGATTGCTTAGCAATAGATACTAGATCATTAATCACATCTTCATTTTTTGTAATCATATCGCGCAAGGTTTCTCTTGCAACCGTAAAGTCGTCTTTATCTTCAGACTTACCTTCTTTAACATCTACTACATCAACAGGTTTTATGGAAATGTTAAAAAGGTCATTTAGTTTTTTTTCCATTTTCATTCAAAATCCTCAAACGTTTCAACAAAATCAAATGTATCGCCTGGAACAGCTGTGTTAGGTGTAACTGTAACGTTGTATGCTTGCTGTCTTTGTGTAAGTTCAGGATTTGAAAATGTATTGACGTTTGTAGATCGTATAATGCCTTGCTTACTAATCGGACCGAAGTAGTTAAGCTTCATAGTAAAATTTAATGTCCAAATAATAGCTCTTCTATTTCTAAAGTCTCCTTCATAATCATCCTCGTAAGATACGGAATCTAGAATGATAGGTAAGTCATTTTTAATTCCGAGCTGAGGAATAGCATTAAGGGATAAATTAAAATCAGGATTAAAGTATGGAAGTATTTGTTCGACGATTTGTAAACCATCGTCTTGATTTTTTGTATATGAGTATAAAGCCATATTAATATTATATGGCGTAGGTGCGTATTGTGAATTTAAAGTATCTGCTGTATTATTTGTACCACGGTTTTGCTGTACAAGGCTTATTCTTCTATTAGGGTCGTACTGAATACCTACAATTTCAAAAGCCATTCTAGGTATTACTACTTGATCCCTTTGAATCGGGTCTCCGGGTTGCGCTGTAATTCTAGCAATAAATTTTTGCTTAGGAGCATATGATAAAGGTACTTTTAATGTTTGAATAACTTGCCCGGCAGCATTTCTTCTATCTATATGAATGTTATTAAACATGTTGCCGAAAGCAATAATTGCTTTGCGGGTAGTTCCCCAATAAAATTTTTGGTTTAACATTACGCAATTACCTCACCAAATGGATTGCGTTCTGTAAAGTCAAGAATATCTATGTTATTATAAAATGCCTCGTTTTGAGATTCTGGATCTATATTAACCATAGTATAACCCTCTAATATCATACTAGAAGGAGTAAAATATTCTAGTTGTAATGATCCACCGTCTTCTAACAATAGCTCATGTGATTTAATATCTAATGAGATTTCTTCAATAGAATCAATTTCTCCATCACCAGTATCAAATCTCTCACCAGAGTACTGCATTAATTCACACTCTAGTTTATAAACATATAACTGGCCAACCTGGAAGAAAGGTTCTTTTGTTTCTACTCTACGAATTTCAAAGTAACCTTTTGTTAAAGGGAAATAGATTACATCACCTTCAGCAGGTCTTTTCTCTAATTGTACGTTACCAGTTCTGGCTACTACTTCATCCCAGCGACGTCTTGCTACAATGAACGTAGCTGTGTCTCTGATCTCAACACCAAACTTAGATAATAGATCACCCTCACCTTCAAAACCTGTAACGTTTTGTAAGTACATTTCTAAAGGATAAGCATGCTCATACTTATTAAGAGCATCTTCTGTAAAAATATTATCAAAATTTACTGATTTTCTAGGTATATAAAAGACATCAAAACCATATATTTTCAAACACTCAATAGTAAGATCTTCCATCAGAAATTGTTCTGAGGCTCTTCCTATGTTCCTACCTGATTGAAAATAATGATTTGTGGCCATTTTGGTAAACTGCTATTGATTTTTAGTTGATTAACACATAAAATCCATATGTGGTCCCTTGAAGGTATTTATCCGACAAAGAAATCAACAGGTAGCTGATAGATTGATTGAGCGTCTAATTGAAGTTGCTTTATTTCATCTACAGCTTCATCGTATATTTTCTGGCCATTAAGTGTTACCCCTCCAGGCATTTGTACACCTTCGAACTTCTTAAGATTAGATCCCCACTGTTTCTTAATTAAAGCAGTAGCGTATTTCTTTAAAAAGTAATCGTTGTAAACATCTGTAAAGGTATTAGGATCTAGAATTCTAAATGCTTCTACGATGATATGGTCACCGATTGCAATGTCTTTTCTCCAGTTCATATCCACAAATAATCTATTCATATGACGATTAAAACGTACTGGTTTTTGACCGGTCATTAAATCATTAATAAGATTAAAATGGGTTTTGAGCTGGGTATAATATATAATGTCTGTATTAGTTAGAGATTGAATATTATTTAACATAAGCTGATACTGAACGTCAAACATGCTAGTACCAGATGATTTATTGGACAACTGCAGTACCTTTGAAACACCGGTAATTAAATCAGTTAAATTGAAGTATCTGTTATCGTAATTATTTTTATTGACGTTGGATATAGTTGCAATAGTACCTGATTTGTTACCTGTAATTAATTCACCATCAGTAAATGTACCGGTGATATCGTAGATATTTAATAGAGTGGAGTTAGGTGCCTGATGTACGAAAGCAGTAGCATTAGATATGTTACCGGTAATTAATTCACCACCTGTAAATACTGTTGCATTACCTGACACAGTAGCGTTCGAAGCAACCACCTTTTCAGATAGATAAACCATTTCTACCGAATCATAATGAAACTCTCGGTAGAATTGAAAAGCTTCGTCGATTCTATCTTCTATCTGATCATCATCAACATTAATTTCAATAACAGGGTGACCTAGCTCTCTTAAGCAGTAATCAATTAAACCCTGTCTGGATGATGGATTAGACATTAGATTGTTCCCTAGCCTTCTCTAAAAAAAGTGCATACATATTATCTATTTTATCCTCTAAACCTTCTGGCATAAATCTTAACTCATTATTAAAATAAGGTATGCGGTTAAAATTAAAATTAACAAAATTTTCTGTTAGTCTGTTTTCAATATATCTTTGATAACATGCTTCTAGTGGTTCAAGATACGGAGTGAACATAGTGTAGTCCTCCGGCATTCTCTCTAGTAAATAATCTCTAACTATTAAATATTCTTCCATTTTAGTTTACTAAAACAGGTGGTATGAACGGTTTAGTTGGAAGGGCAGGTGTATTAGTACCTCTATGAACCATAACACTTACACCATTAATAACTTTTACATCATATCTTGCAAGTCTGGATAATCTGATGTCTTGTATATATCCTCTAAATGACTTAGCACCAGTTTGTTCGTTATCACCTCCAAGAAGCAAATAAGCACCTGTACTAGAATAATCATCTTGCATAGTATAACTTGTAGCGGGTGCAATAGGGTTATATGCAGTTTGTACTCTGCTTACAGAATAGGTATAAACTAATCTTCCATTTAGGAATAGCATAAAATTACCACCCCGCATTTGAAGCACTATATGATCAAAATTTATACTAGATCCTGTGCTTGTTGTGAATGCATTTTTAGCAGTAGGAACATTATACATGTAGGCGTCATTATTATTCCATCTTATGCTATATTCACCACCTCTAGAACCTCCTCCAAACCTTACAGCAAAAGAGTTACTTAACTCAAACAAATATCTGTCGTTAGGATTAGCTGCACCTCTCCAGGCAAACCATCCCTCTACTGTAAAATCTCCATATGTATCACCTGAAAAACCATCTTCCGGCATATTATCGTTATCTATCCAACCAAAATATATTCTATCTGTACCTTGAAACCCATAGGGGGGAGTAGTAGTATTCCAAAAGCCCCCTGAGTTTTGAACACTTTGTTGTTGTATTGCTATGCTTCCTCGCCCGAAATTACCAATTTCAGGAACATATTTTACACTGGTACCAGAACAATACGCTCCAGAAGTAGAGGAAACTCCCGGCACCGGGTGAATGGTTGTGGTGATAGGTTGAAACGCTGTAAATGCTTCGATTGGTTTTTCATCAAATATACCAGTGATTACTGGTTGATAAGTAGAGTACTTTGCTCTTCTTGTAAGAACAATACCGTTTGCCCCATCTCTAAACTCTAATGGTGTACCACCGTAGTCATCAGTACTAAATTGAGCACCTAACCCCGACCAAGACCTTAATTGACCATCTACGAATATTGCATACTTATTATTAGTTGCTTCTGGATCACAAACCAAAGCAATATGATGATAAGTACCTGATAAAGACATAGAATATTCGTTACCAGATAATATATTATTTGCTGCAGTATCAGAGAATGTTCTTAGACTTACAGCACCGTATCTATTTGCATTTTGTGCTGCAACAGAGTGGACAGCTAACTGTATACCTCTCCATGCACTGCTTTCGGACCCACTACGGAAAACATAGGGGTAAGTTGTATTACCGGATACTGCAACTTTAACTAGATAGAACCAGAATTCAAGAGTGAATGGAGTTTCACCCATACCTAGATAATATGTCTCATGGCCATGCCAGCCGTGTGATGCAGCGCCCGTGCTATAACCGTAAATACCATTAAAATTATAACCAGCTACTATACCTTGAGATTGTCTCCAAGATTTAGGTTTCTCTTTAAAAGGAGAAAAGGCAGTAATACTATAGTCCCCATGAACAAAAGCGGTAGCGTCAGTTAATGCTCCTGCATGTATTAATTTTTGACCTTTATTTTTACCACCTAAAGATTGATCAATTAATGCAGGGTTATTAAAAGTTAATAATACACAGGCAGGATCATTAGCTAGAGGATCTGAAGGTACTTCGAATCTAATAGGATTTTCACCATTTACAGCATAAAAGGCTTTACCTTTTAATACTCGTAAATTAGACATGAAACCTCTAAAAGAATTTGAATTTTGTTGAGTGACTACACCTGTGGAACCTTGAGTGCCTATACATGGTGTGGTGTTTCTACATAGCATATCTGTGCTGAACAACACCTCTGCTTCTCTTATACCATTAATATACAAAGCAAGTCTGTTATTAACACGTTGAAGAACTATGTGGTACCATTTTTCAATACTACCAGCTATACTAGATCTTGAGCTTAGAATTATTCTGGATCTTGTACCATCACCATAATCAACACAAATTTTTCCTTGGTGATTTTCATAGATAGCCAAGCTATCATCATCTGGAGTATTAACTCTTTTACAATTCCATAAGTAGCCTGTTTCTGTAGTACTAGTTACATTATTAAAGCGAGATTTTTTAGCTACAAATATTTCCCAGGTAAAATCACCGGTTCCAAATGCAAAATCACTACTATCTGCATTCAAACCATCAGTGTTAGTTGTACTGTTGTAAATTCTAATTCCTACAGCATTAGTGTTAAATGATACGCTCCAGTTTTTATTAGAGACCGGATTAGCTCCAACAGTTTTATTTTCATTACCAGGATCATGGGCATAAAAATGATGATGACCTACGTCAAGATAGGGTGACATAGTTATATCGGTCCACCAGTTATTAAATAATAATAACGATGTATCATTGTCTGAAGTTAGCGGTAATCTAGATGGAGTGAAGGCTAATGCACCAATAGTATCAGTAGTAGGATACCTTGCTACTTTACTAATTCTAAAATTATTAATGTAAAGATTGGCATCAACAGCCATTCCAGAATTAGTTCTATTAGTAAGAAAATAGAATATGGTATTTACATCTGTTAAATTTGTTGACAGAGTATCAATATGAGCTAATCTACCATTAACAAACATCCTAAAATCATTAGATCCTGTACTAGATCTTTGAATTACAATATGCTGCCAAGAATAAACACTTATAGCCCCTGTAGTTGCTGTTATTGCAGAGCTTCCATGTCTAAATGTCAATAAGTTTGTAGTAACAGTACCTACTTCTAAACTAAACCCAGTAGTAGTTGAACCTTTACCGCAAAGACCATAACCATTATTTTGTCTATTTGGATATATCCATGCTTCTATTGTAAAGGGGTCGGTACCTAAATCTAAAGAAGTATCTGAAGGCTTAAGAGTAGTATAAATTCGACCAGTATCCAAACCGCTGTTATTGTAACTAGCCAGGCCTTGATAAGATAGTAATCCATTTTCTTCTGCTCTACCCGTATGATACATGTTAGGAGATACGTTAGCTCTTAACTGAGTAGAAGTAAATGGTGAATGATAACCATCTAATCTAGGTGATCCCCCGGTAGCTCTTCCTGGTACTCTAGGTATAATATCTACATTACCAGCAGAAATGCTGACATTAGCTGGTGTAATATATGCTGTGAAGCTGGCATTATTATTTAAATTTAAATTAAATAAGGTATTACCAGCAATTGGGAAGGGTTCACGAAGAGGGGTAAAATTAGATGTATATTTTAAACCCTCGGTAATTGCGGCACCAGATACCCATCCTCTTAAGTTATTAATTGATGTGTCTGGACTTGTACCAATGTAAACGTTTTGGGTAAGAACCGGGGTCATATTGACAAAACCAATATTGGCTTCTCTCACCACATTACCATTCAAGAATACTGTTAGGTTTCCATTTACATTACTATGAGTAAATGCAATATGATGCCAACTTCCGGTAGTTAGTTGACCAGTACCGACCCATAAATTTCCGCGAGCATTTGCATTTCCTAAATCACCCAGACCCCCGGTAATAACGTTACCAGTGTTGGTAATATTTGGGGTCATAATACTTAACCCCGCACCCCCATGATTTAAAAATATTCCATAATTTCTACCAGCACCAGTAGTACCTACTACAAATATAGGCGTAGTATTACCACCAAAACTATCTGTCTGTACCCAAGTCTCCATAGTAAAGGAACGACTGGACACATTAGGTGCAGTGTTTGCAAAGTGATGACTTACAGTATCAAAAAAATGAGATGGGTATAATGCTGAATTGGTATACTTAATCGGAACGTCAGGTAATCTAAAAACCACACTTGTAGTTGCAGTAACTGTGTGGCCTTGAGCTTGCCATAAATTACCAGTAAATCCAAGATTTAAGTCTGTAGCTAGACTAGAAAAAACTGTATTACTTGTATTAGTTAACACCTCAACAGGGGAGCATGTGTTGCTGGTATAAACAGCTACATTACTCATTCTAATATCTGTAATAAAACCAGCAAGACGGTTAGCAGCTGTCCCGGCCCGATCTTGACCAATAACTAAATTTTCTGTTTGAGTAAAGTTACTTGATGAGGTACCAACACCCATCACAGTACCATTAATATAAATCTTTAACTGATTAGACCCTGTGCCCTCTCTTACAATAGCTACATGATACCATAGATCATGTTTTAATGCATAAGCAGCGGTTGTTGTAGTATTTACATCAGAAAAGAATATTTGAAATGACGAGTTAATACCTACCTGCCACCCTGTAGGCCCGGTACTGCTACCTTTGTTGAAGAAAAATCTGTTAGCGGCATTACGATGAGTTCTTTTGTACCAAAATTCAATAGTAAATGGTCCGGTACCGAACCTTAGGTCAGCTCTATCTGTTACTGTAACAACCTGCTGGTTTCTAGTAGTAAATCTATTCGACCAAAAAGTATTGGTCTGATGTTGCATAGTAGCAGTTTCAAATCTACCATTCGCAGTTGAATATGGTTCAAGAAAAGCATTCCATCTATTACTTTGATCGGTAACAATAGATGTATTAACCAAAGGGGAATATAATCCACTAAATACATAATTATAATAAGGATCCTCAGAATCTGGAATCTGAGATGTAGATATGGTTTCTGGATATCTAGAAATAAATTCAGGAGAATTAAACCCTTTACTTCTAGCAGTAAGCAACTCATCAGTGCTTAATACACCCTTCGATCCATCAGGTCTAATCGTGTCTAAAGGGGCATTCACCCCAATAAAACCTCCATTTTTTCTATTCTTCATATCTAATTATTTTATCTCTGTAATTGGTACTTTAAACGGTGCTGTTGGTAATGCTGGTCTTATAGTTCCTCTATGAACCATAGTATTTACACCATTAACTAATGCAGTTTCATATCTAGCCAATCTAGTAATTCTAAAATCACTAAAATAACCTAACCAGCTCTTACTACCCGTTCTTTCACTGTCAGATCCAACCCATATACTAGCATTATTATAATTTAAGTTTAGATTATATTCGGTAGCAGGAGCAATAGGGCTGTACTTGGTAGCGTTATTACCTATAGGTATACTTAAATGCTCGACCCCGTTAACATATAATGTTAATACCGAACCATTTCTCTGCACTACTAAATGATCAAAAACAATGTTAGAACTGTTTCCAGATACGTTTGCTGAACTAGTATAGGACTGCGTATCTACATTATTAAATCGTAGACTGTATGCCCCACTTACAGTTCTTAACCCAATATTGTCTGATAACTCCCAGAGATATTTATCATTAGGTGAAGCCGCACCAGCCCAGGCGAACCAGCCTTCTATAGTAAAGTCATTATAAGACGGACCTAACAGTCTATAATCATTAGCGTCGCCAACAGTGAACTGGTACGCGGTATTTGTTTGAGCACCCCATGGTGGTGTAGTAGATGTCCAAACTCCACCTGCTCCAGTAACACTATTTTGATTTAGATATATAGTTGGTCTACCTAAATTTCTTACTCCTCTAGAAATTTTTGGGTAACCCTGAGGGCGCATATAAGTCGATGAGAAACCCACTGGTATTACAGCTGCATTTGTAGTGTCTCGCAATGCAGTAAATTTA